GTCGTATTTCTGGCCGTCTGGGGTTACGCCATCCTGAAAGATGACCTCTGCCCCGTAGCCCATCGACAGTTCGCACTTGCCCGCCTCGTAATCCCGGATAGCCTTGCCATCCATCAGTACGAGGGGTACGCGAACAAAGTCGCCATCACGCATGACCTCGCCACCGGTTTGGCCGATAGCGTGATCCTTCCAGTTATCAGCGCTTACGCTTTCGCCTGGGTGATCGTTGGTCATGGGCCGGTAGGCGTAGGACTTCATGGCGTCCTGGTGGAATACCGACTCTGCTGGGCGATAAACCCGAACGATCGGCATCTCAGGCTTGCCCAGCTCTGAGCCCAGATATTCCTGAATACCGACTCGGGCCACTTTTGCATCGGCCACAAGGTATCCATCGGCTGTCCTGCGTACGCTGGACACCGTTACGGAGTCTGTAAGATTCATGTGTTACCTCGGAGGGTGCCGCTCTACTCGGCTTGTTCTTCGTCGGGCCTGCTGCTCTGGTAGTCAGCCATTGCCGTCTCAAGCCCAGGCACTACGTCCTGCTCAACCAGCATCGTTTGGGCTGCCTTGCTAAGCACCTCTTCAGGGAAGAGTTTGGTGTCAGCCAGCGTCTTGATCGTGTCAGCAGTGGTCTTGCCGATCGTTGCCTTATCGGTTGCCTTGACCTGCCAGAGCGGCCGCCATGTGTAGTAGATCTCGGCGGGCCGGTCACCCAGAGCGGACCTGATCAGGCATTCATCGAATACCTCCAGCGCCGGGCTAAGGTCTAGCTCTTGGCTGGATTGGATCCGGTCGTAATAGTTGGCAAGGTCCGACTCTCCTGTACTGTTCATGCCAGCCGGAGCCTGACTCAGATAGCGAGTGGCCGGGATGTCTGAAGCTGCGCATACCTGCTGTAGAAACCGATCAGCGACGTCTGGCAGCGTGCCGAAGTTTGCGGACTTGGTTTCGTACTCTTCCTCCTTATCCAGGAGAAGCATTCCGTTAGTGCCTTTGGCTGTGCCAGCAAGGCTCATCCGCTGCAGTACATTGTCTCTGTACTTCTGGTCGTTCACGTTAGCCATGAAGTCAGGGATACGAATCACGTCAACCTTGGCTTCAAAGACCATGCTGGCAATGTTTGCCATCGTGGCATCAGCCTGTTTGATCGTTTCCGATACGGACATCAGGACTGAATCGCCCCATCCATATTCGCTGCCCTGCACCAGATCTTGGTCAGGTATCGGTGCACCGACAAAGATAATCAGCCGTGAGGGATGGATATCAAATGCCCCGCCTGCCAACCGGAAGGCTTTAGGCTTTCCGAAGTATGCCGACTGAACATCACGCTCAAGCTCGGTAGGTGACAGCTGACGCTTGGTCAGTACGTTCAGGTACTTGACTCCACCCTTGCCGATTCGATTGGGATCAAGAGGCTTACTGGTATCACGCTCACCCGTACCAATGAAGATCGCAGCCCCACCAAACAGGCGGGCTTTGATCATGGCTTCTTCGACCTTGGCCTTTACCGCTAGCCTTTTCTCTTCAGCCTCGATTTGCCCGATCTGATTCTTGTCAGCCTGCCATGCTCGCCACTTACGCACCGAGTCAGAAGCAGGGATATCGATCGTCTTTCGTGCCATCCATGTGCCGCGGTAGGCATTGATGGCTTGCTCATCAGACAGGAACGGCATGCCATAGGTGGAATGCGTAGCCTTGTCTCGCTCAGTACCTAGGTTTGCGACCAGGTTCTGCAGCTTGTCATTCAGGTAAGTGACTACGCCCATGTATTTATCCTACGTCGTCATACGAGAACCGGCCTTTAACCGGGAATAGATAGGCAAGTGGATAGCCGCCTGCGTCCAGCACATGATCAATACCACTGGATTTATCTGGCATGCCGTTCTTGTCATAAGCCTGTTGTTCAAGGCCATCTGTAAGGTTTGGGCAGCGATAGGTATTAACCTTTAGCCGTCGCTCGCCGTTACCGTTCATGATTAAGGCATTGACCGCATTCACCCGATCCATAATGGCTGGGTTGGTGCTGTTAACCTTCACGCTCAAGCCAGACTGCTTCAGGATTGAAAGGTCAGACTCGCTGGCATTCTTACTGCTGGCGTTCTGTCCGCTGGCATCAGGGAATATCTGCACCGCATGCCCTTTGCGCTTGTACCGCTCAACAAAGAGTTCGGCCATTTGCGGCGTGTCTCGACCATCTGTGATCTCATCCACCGCAACAGGGAGCCCATTGCGCATTACATAGATAACCGCTGCCATGTGCAGCCGGTTGAAGTCCATACCGATCAGCACAGGCTCTCTCTCCTGCAACACTGCATCTGAGTGATTCAGCTTGCGGTCAAAGTTCGGGTAAACGCTGCCTGCTGTCAGGTTCGTGAATTGCCCTTCGATATAAGCTTCGATGAGCCCTGCTGGGTAGCTATCCCTGAGACTCTGTACGTAGTCCTCGGGAAGGAAGGGGTTCGTATAAGTTGCCGCCTGAACCATGGCATACCCTGGTTTAGGATTGCGGCCCCACGTTTCATAGACGAACCGAAAACCTTCAGGGGTTGTATAGGCTGACACCCGGTTGAATGGGTTTGTGATGCCTTCTGGCTTCTGCCGGTTACGGGCGATGATCTTCTGCCACGCCAGCCTCGCCTGATCCTTTTTAAGCGTATCGATCTCATCCACATGAGCCCGGTATGACTCATAGCCAATGATTCGCGCTGGATTCTCAAGCGTTCTGAGGATGAAGTCCCCGCATTGACTTGAACTGGTGTAGATGATGTTCTCTTGCTTGTTGTACTTGTACCGTATGCCCAGGCTGGACAGCTTCTCTTCCATGCGCGGGGCAAGAATGAGTCGCACAAGGTCGTACGTTGGCTCATACAGCGCTATCAATGCGCTGGACGACTCAAGGCCATCTCGTAGCGCACAGTTGGCAAGCGTCTCTGTCTTACCGGTACCGAATCCGCCTATGAACGCTGGGTATTTGTCAGGAAGCTGGAAGAACCGGGCTTGCGGCTCTGTCATCTGTAGCCGTACCGTTCTCCCGTCCACTTACTACCTCAATCTGTATCCTGCCTACTGGTATCTCCGGCGGCGGGTTGGCTTTAAGCAGCTCAGCACGCTTAGCCTCAAGATCACCGATCCGGCCTAATAGGCGATTGATAATGTCTTCGTATCCACGGCGGCGGCGCTGGGTACTTTTGGTGGAGCCAGCAGGTCCGTTTGAATCGGTCTCCACATCGAGATCCAAGCCATCACCCTCTTCTGCTTTGGCTTGGGCTATCAATGCCCGTCTAAGCTGAAGCTTGGCGATCTTGATGTCATCGTCGAGTGTTCCGACATTAATCTCATCCCACATACCCTGCTCATCAGCAGTTAGGGTGTCGGAATAAATACCGTGTTTTCGGGCATTCTGATTGCCCTTTGGCGCGCCTGTACTGGCTCCGCCGTGTTTTCGGCAGCGACCGTTAGGCATTGCGTTGGCTTTGCAAGGCTGGCCGCTGCGGGTTTTGGCTCCGCATTCGGCCATAACGACCTCGCAGGGTTACATAGGGTTGTTTCGTAAATGATGGCCAAGGCATATAGAGCAGAGATGCCTTGGCCGAAGTAGATTAGATTGACGTGTTGCCAATTACATACAAGATAGAAAGCGCAAGTTCTCCTATCTGAATCTGCACACGTTCACCAAAGTGGCTTTTTAGATTAATAGGATTGTCTTTGGTATCCCCAGCAAAAGCATGTCCATGTTCAGACAGCCTTATAGCCCATACCGGCATCCAGGCAATCTCATCATTTCTTTTCAGAAACTGCTTTTCGATAACGTAGCGGCCATATATCCCTTCTTCATCAACCATGACATACAGCTTTGTCCGAGCGATTCCGAAAGGGGTATGCAGGAAACTATCTGCTTTGTCCTCTTCCATTTCGAAAATCACACCCCATTCTTCAGATGGGACTTTCGAGTCATAGACACGCTTTAGCTGCTGGGAAAGATATATGCCGCTCTTGTTAATTTCGGCAGCTCCGTAAACGGCATTTCGAGTCTTATCTTGCAACTCAGTACTAACAGGCTGGAACGTCATCTGAACAACCCTTTCTGTAAGTGGGGATATTCAGTATGGCAAGCCTATGCAGTTTTACTCAGTTTTCTCATGCAGCTCATAGCGCTTAAGGATCTCGATCACATCTTCAGCCTGGTCTTTATTGGCGTAGAACTTGACCTGAATCTCTACAGCGCTGTCACTCTGGAAGTGCACCGTAACGGCAGTCACTGGCCTTCCTTCAAGATCTAGCGCCTTGAGCAGATCACCTCCCACCTCGGTAGAACTGACTACCTTTGAAGCAGTCATTCGATCACCCGTTGAATTGATACCACACCGTAGAAGTATTCAATCTCTTCCGCGCCGCAGTAAAAGGTTGCTAGGCGGCCACGCCAGACGACAGAGTCAGCCTCTACGATCCGCTCATCATTGTCGTCTGTTGTTACCTTCCACTGTGTCATGGCCTTCACCTATTTGAAGACTTCGCGGAATGCATCCAGAGCAGGCTTATTACGATCAGCCTCAAGACTCATGATGTTTTCCTTGGCCGTCTCGGTGGCCCACCATGCATAGCAATCGGAGCCGTTGTCTCGCGCATAGATCAGGGCGTTCTTCAGTGCTGCCAACGCATTAGGCATAAAGCCAGGAGCGCCCACTTCACCAAGGCAATGCTTGAAGCCAGCCTTCTTACAGAGGGCTATACACTCCTTCATCCGATTAACGCCGACTTGAGGGTCGATGTTGTCGTGCCCGTAACCCCCACCAGCATTCTCATCCATGTATAGATGGGTATGGATTTCGATGCGGTTCGCTGGGTCCTTCAGGGTGAATAGCTTTTCGTTGCCCTTAGCCTTAAAGCTTGCCGTGGTCGCCCAATCAAAGGACTCGACAGCAATGGCGCACTGCATATCGATCTTGCGGATCTCATCAATACACAGCTGGGCTTCTTTGACCCACACGTATACAGATGGAATA